GTCTATAGACAGGCGCCTATAGACGCGTTTTCGAGCGGGAAAATAAGCGGTTCCGCCAATAGACACGGCGAATCCACGGGGTTTCCCGGGTGTCTATAGGCACGACGCCCGCGCGGTGTGCGACGGCCTCGCCCTCGCTGGCCAGTCGACCCCCGATGGCCCGCCACAACACCAGGTTGCGGGACAACCGACCATAGGACCGGAGATGCGGGGCGCCATCGCACGGTGTGCGCAACGTAAGGCGAAATCCCATCGACCCCTCTTAAAAAGAGCGCCTACCCCTTCCCGTACCCCACCCGATTTCTCACCTATCCCACTTTTCCTCACACCATCAACACAACTGCGTGCACACTACACGCAACAGGGCGTCATGGGCATAGGCGACGGTAATTCGAGCAAACGCGACAAGCGCAGAATTGAGATCGCAGAGCGTCGAGCGAAGGCCATGGAACTGCGATGCGCGTCGCACACCTACGAGAGCATTGCGAAGGCACTCGGGTACCACGACCGCGCGCACGCGTATAACGATATACAGGCGGCGATAGCGGAGATTGGACGCGAGCCTGCGGAGCATTTGATCCGAATGGAACTTCGTCGCCTTGATGCGCTGGTGAAGGCGATTTGGAACGAAGCGGTAACCGGTGATTTGCGTGCGATTGACCGCGTTCTCCGCATTTTGGAGCGTCGTGCAAACATGCTGGGGCTTGACGCGAAAAAGAGCGTTGATGCCGAAAGCGACATTGAAAAGGCGCAGCACATTGTGAACGTGCTGATGACCGCGCAAGCGCACAAGTTGCCAAGCGAAAATAACTAAAGTTGCACTCCGAAGTAGACGACGACGACCTCGACCTTTTGGACGAGCTGGAAGCGCGTGTTGCGGCGGCGGAGAAGGTGGCGGAGGGGCCACGCAGTCACACGATTGACGTGAGGCTGAATGGTCCTCAAAGCCGCGCCTTTGAGCTTCTAAAGCCAGGTGTCACGGTGGCAACGCCGTGGGGTCGCGGTGTTGGAAAGTCGATGTTTCAGCGGATTGCTTGGTACGTCCAGGTGGCGCAGCACGATGGGCGACCGCGGCCCGATCACATTATCCAAAAAGGCATACGCATTGTGCTTTTGGCACCGACCTTCAAGCAGGCGGTGGACGTGCACGGAAGTTGGCTGGATGCGGAGCTGAACGGGAAGTGGAAGTTTCTAAATGGGAAACTAAACCGCACCAAGTGGCGTGTGGATTTTCCGGGCGGGTCGTGGATTCAATTTTTCGGCTCGGAAAACGCCGATACGGTGCGCGGTGTTCGGTGTGATTTTGTGACCGTGGACGAGTGCGACGACGTTGACCCAGACGTCTACGATGCCATTTGCCAGCCTTGGCTATCTGAGCCTTGGTCGTTCAAGATGCGGCTTGCGGGCGGGACGCCGAGGCGTGGCCGGCATGGGCTTCTCTACAAACTTTATGACCTGGCGAAGAACGAAACGCCGGGGTTTTACTCGGTTCATGCGACGTACAAGGATGCGCCTGAGAACGTGTCGCAGTCGTTTGTCGAAGATGTGAAGCGGACGACGCCGGAGGAGATTTTCAAGCGCGAGTGGGAGTGTGATTTCGACTCGGCAGAAGGCCTTGTGTATTCGAATTTCATCGAGGGCTTTCACGTTCGAAAGCACGATCCTGCGACACGTTGGACGGAGATTTTGATCGGCGTCGACCACGGGTGGGAAGACCCTGGGGTTATCCTGGTGATCGGCGTGCAGGGTTCGGGCGCGGACGCTACGTGCCATGTGATTCACGAGGTGTACGAATCGCGCAAAGACACGTCGTGGTGGCAGCAAGTGGCACGCGAGTACGCCATCAAGTACCCGGGCGCGCGGTGGTATTTGGACCCGTCGCGACCTGACCGTATTGAGGACTTTCGCAAAGTGGGCATACGCCCTCAAGACACCGATAACTCGATAGAGGCAGGTGTTGCGGCGGTACAAGATAGGTTGACGATACGGCCTATTTACCGGCTGAAAACCTACGCGCGGCTTTACGTTGACCCGGGGTGCCGTCACACCATTCGGGAATTTGGTTTGTACCGGCGAAAGCGCAATCCGCGAAACAAGTCAGAGATTTTGGAAAGCATCGAGGACAAGCACAATCACACGATGGATGCGCTTCGTTACGCGATCTTTTCGCGCTTTGGCTCGCCGCAAATTGTTCGCAATCTGAGCAATCTCCCATCGTACTGAGAACGGAACCACGACGTGTCATCTTTGCCTTACGGCGTTCTGTCGCAACGCTCGCCCGACTACCGCGCGAGTGAATGGGAGCTGCTTGATGATTTGTATGAGGGCGGCTTTCGCATGGCGCGAAACGCGACCCGCCACATCACGCGCATCTATGGCGAGACCGACGATCGCTACCGCGACCGAATCACATCGACGAGCTACATCAACTACTTCGGTCAAATCGTCGACTACTTCGTTGCCAGCTTGTTCGCGCAGGAGATGACGGTCAACCCGGCATCGGACGCCGACAACCCGCTCACGGTTGGCAGCTTGCCAAACGATGAGTTTTACGATGCGTTCGCCGATGACTGCGACATGCGAGGGACGAGGTTTCCAAACCTCCTGCGTTGCGTGCTCGCCACCGCCCTGTGCAAGCGCACGGCGTACGTTTGCATCGACTTGCCGGCAAGCGACAACGAGGCCCAAAGCCTTGCCGAAGAGGAGGGCATGGGCCTCTTGCGGGCTTACGCCTACGAGCTTCCCAACGAGCACCTCATCGACTGGCAAGCAGACGACGAAGGGCAGCTCATTTGGGCCATCCTAAACCGCTGCATCGTCGAGCGGGCGACGCCCGAAGGTAGCCGGGGCGAGGTTCGCGAGGAGTTCAAGGTCTGGCGAAAGAGCCCCGACGGCGTTGTGTCGTGGGAGCTCTACAGGCTCACCTATCGCAAGGACACCAAGCCCAAAGACAACGAGGAAGTCGCCTTGGTGGCGGCGGGGGATACGTCGTTTGCACGCATCCCCATCATCAAGTTCGAGTTGCCTACGGGCCTTGTCGTAGGCGAAAAGATTGCGCTGGTGGCGCGGGAGCATTTTCAGCGCCGATCGGCTCTCAATGCGGCGCAGAACAAGTCGCTTGTTTCGTTGCCCGTCGCCAAACTTGGCCCTGAGGTTAGCGCCATTGGCGGCGACTTGCCGAGCGACAGGCAGCAAGACCCTTACCGCGGCGACGACCCGATCGGGCGCTTTCAGCGGCAAGGTTTCATCGTCATCGGCAAAGAAGACAGCATCGAGTTTGCCGAGCCCAAGGGCACGGCCTACGACCTCACCGACAAGCAAATTGACGGTCTGAAAGACGAGCTCTTTCGCGTCGTCCACTTGATGGCGGCGTCGGTTGGCAACGATTCGAACACGATGCGCCGTTCGGGCGAGTCGAAGATTCAAGACCGCTACGCCGAAACGGTGGTGCTCAAAGCACTTGGGCAAATCGTTCGGGCGTTTGCTGTCGAAGTGTACGAGTGCATCGCCGAAGCGCGTGGGGAGCACGTCGTGTGGACGGCGCACGGGCTTGAGACGTTCGACTTCGATGATCGCGTCGACCTTATCAACGAGGCGGTGCAGATGGATTTATTGACCATCCCAAGCCCGACGTGGAAGCGCGCCTACAAGACGGACATGGCGTTCCGGCTCTTGCGCAACTTGCCTCCGCAAACCCAGGAAGTCATCCGGCAGGAAATCAATCAAGGCGTGACGTCGGAAGTGGAGATGGGCGCGCTACTTCAAGGCGACGAGGCACAAGACGCACCTGTTCCGCCCCCAAGTGCAAGTGACCTAAGCCTACCGGACACGGAAGACGACGACGCCGAAGATGGCTGATGTACAGCTTAGTGAGGACGAGCAGCGGCGGCGCGAACGCGAAGAGATGGCCGTCGGCGCAATTCTTCTACGCACGGAAAAAAAGACCTGGAAGAACGTCCACCGGGTTGTTCGTGATGCGACGGCGCAGGTTGCTTACGACGTGGCACTGGCCCAAGAGCGCGATCGGGAACGCCGCGATGCGTATCGTGAAGCCGCGGTTTTGGCCGTTGTGTTGGCCCGTGGGGCTCAACTTGAGCAACGACTAAGGCGCGAGTTTCTCGAGGGACGCGCGGAGGCTCGCAAGCAGGCCGACATGCTTTACAGGGCGCGCGTGCAGCAAGCGGCCGAGTTGGATGCCGCGTATCGGAGAGCGATCCAAGCGGTCGACCAGATGCGCGCGCAAGGGTGCGCAAACGCCGTGTCGGATGCCTGGAAGCGGGCGACCGCAAGCACGTCGGCGAAGCCTTCTACCAAGGCGTTTGAGAACGCGCGGAAGACGCTTGGGCCACAAATCGAAATGAACGTGGCAACCGAGACGTGCCACGCGTTCAACGATCAATTTGTTCGCGTCGACCAGGCGACACGCGACCGGCTCGATGAAGCGGGTGTCAAACCCGATTGGACGTGGCGGTGGAGCGCCGTCATGGACAGGGTAACGTGTCCGAGGTGTCGAGTGTTGGACGGCAAGGAGTTCGACACGATGAGCCCTGACGCCGTCGAAAAACACCCGCCGATTCACAAGCGTTGCAGGTGCTTTCTCTTCTTTGTGCGCGGTGGCCGCGGGAGGTCGCTCGTTGACCTGTACCGCCGAAGCGACATGACCATCAACGTGCCTCTGCGAACGCCTCGACGGCAACTGCCGCTCGGGCCGGATGAAGCGTTGTTGAAGCGATAATTTTTTCTCCGTCAATCGTTGCAGTCTGCAACCGCAACGGCGCCCGCGTAGTGGCGCTCGTGACACGGAGTGACGTTTGAACGTCAGACCGCAGGGCCAAGGTGCGCCCGAAGCACCAGAAGGCAACGATGGGCCGCAATCATCGCAGGGCGAGACGTCTGGCCCCAACTACGTCACCGAAGGGAAATTGAACGAACTGGTCAACCGCGCCATCACGGCACGGTTTTCGGCATTCGAAAAGAAATTCGGGAATCAAATCTCGGAATCGGTCGCAAGCCTCATTCCGAAGTTTGAAGAGCTTGTGCAAGCCAAATTGCCGGCCAAAGAAGCGGCAAATGCAAACTCCGGCGACAGGTTGGAAGAGAGCCCATTTGTCAAAGGACTGCAAAAAAAGCTCGCCGAGCTTGAAGACCAAACCCGAAGAGCCCAAGCCGAAAGGGACACTGAGCGAGCGAGAGCTCGCGACGTAGCCCTAAGGCAAAAGCTATCTGAGGAGCTTGCTCGCAACGGCATCGACAGCCGTTACGCAAAGCAGGCGATTGGATTTCTTGTCGACGCGGAAAAGCGTGTGCGGTGGGAAGACGACGGCGACGCCATCGTGTTCCGCGACGCGGACGGCAGTGAGATCGACCTTCAAACAGGCCTGCGAAGTTGGGCGAAGACCGACGACGCAAAGATTTATCAATCGCCTCGTGGGGTAACAGGGTCGGGCGACCGAGGCGGTGGTGTTGCTGCGAAAGCGGCACAAGGAAACGGCGTGAAGCGCGGCGACTTGTCGCGACTTCTGATGTCGACCTTTGGGCCGAATGGCAGCGGCACGGAGTGAGCCCGTCCTGAAGGACGAATGTCATGGCCGCTGAGACTCTTTCCTCGATTTCGGGCGCTCTTGCTCAAACGTTTGCGCCTCAAATCACCCGCCTCTGGAACAGGCAAGCCATCCTTGCCCGTTCGCTCCGCGCCGTTCCAGGTGCAGGGCAGGGTGGAGGCCAGAACATCGCGTGGGACGTGGAATACTCGGGTGCAAGCGCCGATGCGTTTGCCGAAGGGTCCGACGTTTCGAGCGGTGAGTTTGCAACCGATCCGGTGACCAAGGCCCAGCTTCCTTGGGGTCAGTACCGATCGGCGTTCCAACTCTCGAATCTCGAGATTTTGGCCGCCGCCAACAACATCTCCAACGCCACGGCGCTTGAAGACATTGTTGGTGAGAGGTTTCTTGGAAGCATCACCAAGCTGATTTCCAAGATCAACTTGGATCTGTTTTCCGGCACCGGTACCAGCAACGGCGCACCGAGCATCATCGGCCTTGATGCTGCTCTCGCCTCCACCGGTAGCTACGCCGGCATCAACAAGGCGTCGGTCACCGAATGGGCAGGCAACGTGTCGAGCAACGCAGGCACGGGGCGCGCTCTTTCGCTTTCGCTCCTTGCCGGCGGTGAACAACTCGCCTTCGTCAATAGCGGCATGGAGCCATCCGTGCTGTTCACGACGGCTGCGATTCATAGCAAGTACGAAGGCTTGTTCTCTGATGCCTTGCGCGTTGTGAGTGACGGGCGCGGACCTGTTCCGTCGTATCAGGGCTCGACCAACAATCTCTACTGGCGCGGCAAACCGGTCGTTCGCGACCGTAA